AAGAGGATGATTCCTACCAAGTTGCAAGCGGGGATCTCCGCCGAGTGGTCAGAAGATGTTAGTTCAGACCTTTCCGGGCATTCCTTTGAATACACTTTTATTGGCCCTGGTAAACATTCGGTACCAGCTGCTTATACAAGTAATGAAATCACGGTTTCCGTTGCAGCTGATGAAACAGCGGCTTGGGTTGCTGGTGATTACCAATATCAATTAATAGCCACATTAGGCACTGATAAAAAATTAGTGTCTGAAGGTTACACCACCATAGAGCCAGATTTTACCGCTTTGGAAGCTGGCTCAGACTTACGTTCCCGCGCGAAGAAAATGCTTGATGCAATTCAGCAAGTATTAGAGGGGCGTATTACTCAGGACGTTGAAGCCTATCAAATTGACGGGCGGCAGCTTACAAAAATTCCAATTGTAGAGCTTGAGAAGTTACGTAAGACCTACGCCAGAAAAGTTCGAAATGAACGATTAAAGGCCAAGGGAATACCTAGCTTTAAGCCTCGAATTGTTAGAACAAGGTTTAAATAATGGAAGCAGTTGAAGCACCACAAAAGCGGACGCGAAAAGTTGCAAAAGGTGCTCAACGTTTCGCCATTGCTCAGAACACAAACACTTCAAGTTTTGGCACCAGAATGGCGGGGTTTGGTTTATCAATAGATGAAACTTTACGCCGTGACGTTGTGGCCATCCGTAACGCTTCAAGAAAAGCTGGAGAAGATGACGGTTATGTTGTTCGTTTCTTCTCGATGTGTGAAACACATGTAGTAGGGCCTGAAGGTTTCGGATTTCAAAACAAAGCCATGCTTAATGGCCAGTTAGATAAATCGGTGAATGATGCCATTGAAAAGGCATTTAAAGCTTGGGGTAAAAAAGGCGTTTGTGATGTTACTGGCCAGTATTCTTGGTTGGACATTCAAAGGCTATTTATTAAAACGGTGGCGCAAGATGGGGCTATCTTGGTTCGTGAAGTTAACGGCTTTCCTAATGAATTTGGTTATGCTCTTCAGCTACTGGAAGCAGATCATTTAGATGTTAATTACAGTCGTGATAATTATAACGGCAACATCATCCGGCACGGAATAGAACTGGATGAATGGGGCCGACATGTGGCCTATCACATTTTAACGATTCATCCAGGGGAACGTTCTTACTTTTACGGGAATACTCGTTACCAGCGAATACCAGCTGAAGAAATCATTTATGGTTATTACCCATTCCGTATAGGTCAGAAAATCGGGGTGCCTTGGGCACATGCTGCGCTGTTAGAACTTCTTGATTTATATAACTACCGTGATGCGGAAATGACCTCTGCACGGGTAGCTGCTTCAAAGATGTTTGCTTATGTTGCTGACTCAGAAGTTGAGCCAGAAGACGATGAAGAAGAAGAGTTTACAGAAGAAGCAGAGCCGGGCGCGGGTATTGTTGCGCCGTATGGCTATGACGTAAAAGTTTTAGATTTCAAAAATGACTCGAACAATGCAGCGGGTTATATCAAAACCGGATTAAGAGGGGCCGCTTCTGGCCTTGATGTTAATTACAACTCATTAGGTAATGACCTTGAAGGCGTTAATTTCTCCAGTATTCGCCACGGTGTATTAGAAGACCGTGACAACTGGAAAAAACGTCAGGTTTGGATGCGTGAAACTTTATTAGACAGAGTTTTTGGCAGCTGGTTAACCATGTCCTTAGTGTCGGGTGTACTGGGCAAGTTAAGCATTTTAGATTTCCCTCGAATTAATCAGCCTCAGTTCCAAGGCAGACGTTGGGAGTGGGTGAACCCACTACAAGACGAGAAAGCCAACACTGAAGCTATCAACAATAGAACTAAATCTCCTCAGTCCATTATTCGGGAGCGAGGTGACGATCCAGAGGAAACCCTACGTGAAATCGAAGAATGGAACGAAAGAACAAAGCACTTACAGCCGAAAGGTAAGCCAAGTGACAAAGAATCAGCCTCAGAATCTGAATCAGATAACGAAGCTGATTAGATCTCAATGCTTTACCCGTGAAGCTACGGAAAAGCAATTAACCAAACAATTAAAAATTGGCGCTCAATCTCGAACATTTACGTTCAAGCGTGAAGCTTTTGACGAAGACAAACGAACCGTTGAATTGTCGTTTTCTTCTGAAACAGCGGTTGAACGTTGGTTTGGTATGGAAACCCTTGGCCATGAAAACGGTGAGTGTGATTTATCCAGGCTAAATAATGCCGGAGCCTTTTTGATGGATCACTTATTACGTGACCAAAGGGGCGTTGTTGAAAAAGCATGGATAGAGGACGGCAAAGGCCGAGCCATCATCCGACTATCAACAACGGAACGAGGCGAAGAACTATTTAAAGAGATGCGTGACGGTATCCGACCTCATATTTCGGTTGGTTATCGGATCTTAGAATTGATTCACGTTAAACGTGATGAAAACGATGTTGACTGGTACCGCGCTACCAAGTGGCAACCCTACGAGATTTCATCTGTTTCAGTCCCTGCTGACACTGATGTTGGTTTAGGCCGGAAAGATGAAGTCGAAACTCAAACTTTCAATGTTCAATTAAGAGGAATCAAAATGGGCGAAGATGAAGTATTAGAAAATGAAGAAGAGCAAGGTGGCGGCGAAAACGGTCAACGCTCGAATTCTACGCCGGAAGGCGGTGCGGATACGTCTGCATTAGTAACTGCAGAAACGGCACGTTGTCAGGAAATTATGCAGTTAGGCCGTCAGTTCGATATGGGCCGTGAAGCGGATGATGCTGTTAAAAACAAAATCTCTGCTGACCAGTTCCGTAAAGACGTATTAAAGAAAGTACGTAATAACAGCGGTTCTAAGCCTACTGGCACTGACATGGATTTAGGTTTAACGGATGCTGAAGTTAAACGTTATTCTTTAGTTAATGCAATGCGCGCTAACATTTCAGGTAACTGGAAAAAAGCGGGTTTTGAACGCGAAGTATCAATTGCACTTGCTGAAAAGCAGGGTAAAGATGCGCGTGGTTTCATGGTTAACTATGAAATCCTTGGCAACATGGGCCGTGCTCAAGACACTAAAACAACGGCAGCTGGCGGTGCATTAGTAGCTAATGAATTGCACTCTGAAAAGTTCATTGAATTACTACGCCCTAATTCTATGGCCGCTCAGTTAGGTGTTCGTTTCGTAACGGGCTTAGTGGGTAACGTTGATATTCCTAAGCTATTAAGTGGTTCATCATTCTATTGGATTGATGAAGGTGCGGACGTAACGGATTCTGATGCAGCATTTGGTATTGTGTCGATGACACCTAAAACCGTTGCTGGTTCAGTTCCTATTACTCGCCGTTTAATGCAGCAATCAACACCAGATGTTGATCTATTGATACGTGATGATTTATTGCAGGGTTTAGGCTTGGCAATAGATAAAGCGGTATTTACTGGTTCAGGTACTGGTTTTGAGCCATTAGGCATTGTAAATCAAACAGGTGTTAATGCGATTGACCTTAATACACTTGGTTTAACTCATGCTGGTTTAGTTGCATTTGAAACGGCAATTGAAAATGCGGATGCCTTAACAGGCGAACTTAAATACGCATGTAACGCCAACACCAAAGGCACGTTAAAAACTACGCCAATTAACGCGAACTCAGAAAACTACTTGTGGAATGACAACGAGTTAAATGGTTACTCAGCAAACATGGTTAAGTGGTTGGCTGCTAATGGAGTATTAGCAGGTGACTTCCGTCAAGCTATGTTTGGTACGTGGGGCGTATTAGACCTAATGGTTGATAAAGCGACTAAAGCGGCCTCTGGTGGCACGGTTCTCCGTGTATTCCAAGACGGTGATGTTGCAGTACGTCATGCTAAGTCATTTGCTTACGGTCAGAAGACTGTTTAAGTAAATCCACTCATTGAATAAATAGGCCGGTTAATACTGGCCTTTTTTATTTCTAATCTTTGGAAATCAATTATGAAAATTGTAATTACTACTGGCGTTATGGTCATGGGAACTGCTGTTTTTCCTGAAACGGAAGTTAAGGAAGGCAATAAAAAAGTTAAGAAGCCTACGGTCATTGACGTAGATAAAAAAATAGCTAAAGAGCTAATTTTATCTAAACAAGCTAAAGCAGCGCCTTCTTCTGCAAAGGTAAATGTTGAAATTAAACCTTTAGAAAAAGAAGAAGAAGATGGTTTTGGTGACTTCTTCGATGAAGATGAAGAAGGTGAAGACGGTAACGAAGAGTAGCCGTTAATTTGGGGGTGTTATGGATTTACGTGATCAACTTAATAAAGATTTGGAAGCGGTTTTTTTCAAAGACTTTAAAGACGAAGCAACCGTTGCAGGTCAGTCGATTACAGGTTATTTCCATAGTGACCCCCACAGTTTTGATGCGTTCCAAGGGAATATGTATACCTTTGAAGCGCCTAGGCATTTAATGCCAAAAGTTAAAAAAGGTGATCTGGTTGTTCGTGTCAGTGATAACCGTCAGTTTAAGGTTAACGACATAATCAGAGCCGATGGCGTAACGAGGTTAATACTCTAATGTCTTACATAGATAAAGAGATAGCCACGGCCATAAATAATCTTAATTCGGTAAGTAAAACGGCGGTACCGCGAGCCAGTGCGCGTTCACTTAATAAAGTCACAACTAAAGTCGTTAGGCTTTCCGTTCGTGACACTTCGAAGAAAATACGGGTACCACAAAAAATAGTGAAGCCCCGAATTAAGGTAGTTAAGGCAAAGGTTAAATTACCAGTGTCTTACATCAAAGTTAGGCGGGGAAATATCCCCGCTATTTCTTTGGGTTCCGCTAGAACTCAAATTAGAAGACAAAGAGGCCAGTATTTAGTTAGCCAGGCACAAAGAGATAGCCGAGGCCGATACGCTAAACGTAAGTTTTCCGGTAACACTTCAATCAAAGTGGGAAGACATATTTTCCATAATGCCTTTTTGCAGAAATTAAAAAATGGTCGTTGGCATATTATGCAGCGAACCACAGACAAAACTTATCCAATTAAGGTGGTATCCATTCCCCTTAGCCAACCCATAACCCGTTCCTTTCAGGCTCATTCTAATCGAATGCTTCAGAGTGAAATGCCTAAAGAGTTAAAGCAGGAACTGGCTAGACAACTGAAAATTGTGATCACTAAACGATGATTATTAACGACGACATTAGGCAAGCGGTTATTGCTGCTTTAAGTGCTCAAGATGCTATTCCAGAAGCCACTTATTTTAATGGCAGACCTTACTCGATAGCAGTAGGTGAAGACGGTGAAGAAGATAGTGAACTACCTGCTATTGCTGTTTATTTGGATGAAGGTGAAGCCACAGATGAAGATTTTGATACTGAAGAGTGGAGTGCCACTTTACATGTTGAAGTGTTTGCCTTGGCCACTAATCAAATGGATGCCTATTTAGATGGATTTGGTGAACGTATTCGCCAAGTTATTGATAGACATTTTACTGCAGGTGGCTTGTTAAGCAGCTGCAGCCGGAAAGGGTTTAATTATACCAGGGACGAAGAACAGCCTTGGGGAACCTTAGACTTAACTTATGTTATTACATTGGAGACAGAATAAATGTCAGATCCTACTAAAGAGAAAAAAGGTGCTGGTTCGTCGTTTTGGCGTTTAGATGATAGTGCAGACATTAGCACTATTACAGATTTTCAGTTAGATACTAACTGGACTCAACTGGCTAAATTAAGAGACCTTCAGCCGGGTGAAGTTACGGTTGAAGATGAAGAGGATGATTACTTAGACAGTGAAAATCCAACTTGGAAAGAAACCTCTCCTGGTCAAAAAGACGGTGGTGAAGTTCAGGTA